TCAGATGGCTATCATAAAGGCATATGATACACTAGATCATATTGGCCAAGGTTCTTTTGGTGCACAGACTATATCGGTTGATATTGGTAAACAGATGGCAGACGTTACTGATTTTGATTTTAGAAAGCATGCTCCACCAATTTCAAATGACTGGATTACTTCATTCTTTGCATTTGAGAATGTGCCAAACTCTGAAGACATTCCAGGGTCAAATGGTGTTCGTGTAAATGGTATTAGGTCAACTAAACTACATGTACAACATAAGAACACGCTAGCATATGATGACTTTCCAAACTTAAATGATGTTGACCCAAATGTGTTTGCATCAATGAAGTCATATATGAAACGGTTAAATACTACATCAGTGCATGTTCATATGAACTCTGTTACTGAACTTGAGGCCGGTAAAACAGTTGATGTTCTTTTCCCTAGATTTTCGCCTAACCTAGGTGTAAGCGAAGATATAAATGATAAGGTTAATTCTGGCAAGTATTTAATATCTGCTATTAGACATTATATAAAGAACCGTGAATATACAATGTCTCTTGAGTTGATACGTGACGGCATGGGTAAAGAAGCAAGCTTTTATGTAAATGGACAAGTGCCTAACTTTGGTGCTCCACTTCGTATAAAGAAATCTTTACTTCCTGATTTGAAGAAAAATTTGATTGATATAATTGGAGACATATTTTAATGGCTACATCTTTTCATGTTGGCGTCGTAGAAGATCGTCATGATCCATTAACTATGGGTCGTGTTCGTGTTCGTGTATTTGGTCTTCATTCAGATGATCGTATCAATGAAGTACCTATTGAAACATTACCTTGGTCAATGGTAATGATGCCAGCTAATGTATCAACAACCGCTAGTGGAGTATCACAACTGGTAGAAGGAACGTGGGTTCTGGTAATGTACCATGATGTTAACCTTCAAGATCCTATTGTGATTGGCTCATTACCTTCAACACAAAGTACTTCTCCGCCAGATTATTCTAAAGGATTTACAGATCCGTTTGGCGTGAATCCTAAATGGAATGATGGGACATCTAATACATCACTAGCAGCTAAGCCTGATACATATACAGAACATCCAGTATATACAGAACGTGAACGTACGCGTGTACCTTCTATTCCAGCTAGTAAAAAATATAAGGCATCTACCGTAGCGCCTGATAGTGCCGACGCTGAATATGAAAGAGAGTCTTGGGCAGAGTTACCACTTCGCGGTGGTCAGGTATCAAAGTATCCATATAATTCGGTCAATGAATACGAAGGCGGTATGCTAGAAGAGTTTGATTCTTCGCCTGGTGCTCAACGTGTAACACGTATGCACCCGTCTGGTTCATACGATGAGATTATTGTTGATGGCACTCGTACAATTAAAATTGTCGGTGACGGTTATGAACTTATCATGGGCAATAAGAATATGTATGTCAAAGGTAACTTAAACATTACTGTTGATGGCAATATGAATCAACTAGTCAAAGGCGACTATACGCTTGAGGTTGGCGGTAACTATACAGAAACTATTGCAAAATCAAAGCAAACAAAAATCATTGCTGGTAATATGGTAACAGAGGTTCAGCAAGATGTATCTGTTAATATTGGCGGTGAATACTATATTAAGTCAGCTGGTAATCATTCCTTAAATGTTGGTGGTAATAAGTTTGAAGTTGTTGCTAATACTTGTCAAATTAATATTGGTGAAGATAATTCTTTAGTTGTAAAAGGCAGAGATACAAAAATAGTGAAAGGCGATATGGGTGTTGTTTCTCAAAGTAATCGTATGGATATTATAAGTGGTAACATGAACATTGAAGTTATTGGTACACTTACATTAGATACAGATGCAAATATGTTGACAAAAGTTGGTACAGACTTAACAGAAACTATTGGTGGTTCACAATTAGTAACAGTTTCAAGCAACTTAACAGAAACTATTGGCGGTGGTCAAACTACAACTGCATCTGGCGCAATTGATATAAACGGCGCAACAATCGACTTGAACTAACAGGATAATAAAATGGTATTTGGCGTAACTGATTTTTTATGTGGTGAAAATGGTGTCTTTACTCAAATAAAGAAAGGCCAAGACATAGTTGTCGAAGCCGTTATGCAAGGTAAAAACTTCATTAATGCGGTTGAAGATATTGTTGACCAAGTAGAAACATTTATTGATGCAATTAAAAATGACCCAGATGTAATAAAATCTTTATTACAACAAACTGCTTTAAATTTAATATCTGAAGCAGCTTTAGCAAATCCTCAAGGTGTAGCAGCTGATATACTTAATTTGCGAGCAGCATATCAAGATGCAGGACCAGCAATCGAACGTGTTATTGATAACCTTGAACGGTTTATTAATGATCCTCTTAATACGCCGCTTGATGTCTGTAATGATATACCAAACTTAGTTAAAATTGGTAATACATTTGTAGAGTTTCCAAAAAAGGCGCTTCAACCAGATCCAAATAAAACTCCTGAATCAATTATAGAATCATTCACTAAAGACTTTGAAAATATATTTAATAATGCTGTTACAAAGTCAGAGGAAGATCTTACTTCAAAGTTTGAACAATTTATTCCAACATCTGCTAAGTTCCCACTACCAGATGTAGCAAATGACATTGCAATATCTGGTGTTGCTCCAGTGTCAGTTGCATACACACTAGGGCCTGGGTCAGCACAAGAAGCTGCAATTGCTCAATCAGCAAAAGTTGCTAGTGTTACTACTGCTCAGCCAACAGCATTACAAACAGCATCTGGTAAATCTCCAGCACAAATACAGAATCAGACTAGAAATGTTGTCCCGCCCCCCTCGCTTGCAAATCCATTTCCAGATGGAAAACAATTTGTTGCTCAAGACTTTGCTCCATCTAAGTTTGCTAAATCAATTGCCACAAGATTAAATACAATGGATCCATCAGTACGCGGAAGATTTGCCGCTGGCATACAAGACTATATTACAACTAATTTTCCAAATAGAGATATAAATGTTACTGAAGGTTATCGCTCGCCAGAAAGGTCTGCACAGTTAGCTGCATCTGGTATCAAAGCAGCTGGCGCTGGCAAATCATGGCATAACTATGGAGCAGCTGCAGACGTTGCGCTTTATGTGAATGGCAAGTATGATGATGGCCGTGGCGGACCAAATGAATATGTTGGTCTTGCTCGTCAATCAATGCAAAAGTTTGGTTTGATTAATGATTTAAGCGGTGACTCAGGGCACTTCTATCCTGCTTCATTCGGCGCTGGTGTCCCTAAAGCAATTCAACAAGGGACAACTACTGTTGCAGCATATGCAAAGTCTAAAGGCATTAGCGATATTCCTCAGACATCAACAACTGCAGTTGCTTCTTCTGGTACAACTGAAGTGATTAATGTTAGAGATATTCAACGTAATGCTCGTAATACTACAATTGATAATGCACTGGCATCTGGCAAAACAATCCAAGAAGCAGAAGCACTAGGGCAAGTTGCTGGAAATAATGCTGGCACTGAAGCATTTAAGAAGTTAGCCTAATGAGCATTATAATTAATATTCTTGAAACTAGTGGCGGTGGATCTCCACCAAGTTCAGATCCGACTGATCCTGGATTATATTTACCAGATGCTTATGAGTCTACGCCATTCTATGCAATAGCCGAGTTTCAATTTCAGGAAATTACTATTAATCCAGAAACGTTAGAAGAAATTGTTATATTGACTAATCCATTTAATGTAACTTCTGATTTTAACTTTGCACAATATGGAATGACACTTACAAAGATTAATGATTATACAGTTAGAGTAGATGGACCAGTAGTCAATGCATTCCCTTCTCAGTATTATCAGTTTGTGCTGCCAGACCTAACAACACCAATTTTACCATTTAATACAGAAGAAGAGTTTCTATCTTTGATCAGATACCAAATGCCTTCTAATGTTGCAACATTGTTATCATATGCATTTAAAGTATATTCAGACGCTAATACCTTTACAGTTGCCCCAGTGAACCAATGGATAAACTGGTTGTTTCAATCAGCAGTCAATAACATAAATGCCTTGATTATAAAAGGATTAAAATAATATGCCATCAGTAGCAAGATCAAATGATACTGTATTATCTCCAGATGGAAGAGGAAAGAATTGTGCATTCCCATTACAAACTTCTGTCGGAGAAGTCAATACTGCTAATGTATTTGTCAATGGTCGACTTGTTCCTGTACTGGGTAACTTGGTAGCACCGCACCCAAGAGGTGGCTGTGTACCAGATGTTTCTACAATGAATAGTTCTTCTTCGACAGTAAGAGTAGGTGGCATTGGAGTAGGGCGAATTGGTGATACATATGGTAATAATATCATTACTCAAGGTAGTCCTAATGTATTTGCTGGTGGATAAAAAAAATAATAATAAAAGGTTATAAATAAGTATATGGTAAACTTAAACATACGCTCGAGAGAAAAGGTATACACAGATGCAGATTTTGCATTTCGTGCAAATCCAGACACAGGTGATATCTATATCAAAAAAGACGTGGAGGCAGTCAAACAATCGGTCCTAAATATACTTAGAACTAAACGAGGCGAGCGAGCATTTATGCCTTCCTTTGGATCTAATATTTCGGCATATCTATTTGAGCCACTCGATTCTGTGACAAAGTCTATGATAGAAGAAGAGATCATATTTTCATTGACTGCATATGAACCACGAGTTGTTATATTGTCTATTGATATTAACGATAACCCTGATAATAATTCGATCGGCATTTCTCTTGATCTTGAAATTATTACTCCAGTTAGAACCACTACAACCTTAGAATTTATTGTACAGAGATTACGCTAATGGCCATTAAACAGAATAAACAGCTAAATGTATCGAAGTTAGACTTTGAGGATATTAAGTCTAACCTGAAAGAATTCCTCAGGTCACAGGATACATTACGGGATTATAACTTTGAAGGTTCTGCGCTTTCTACCTTCGTAGATCTTATGGCGTATGTTACACACTATAATGCCTTTAATGCAAATATCGGTATAAATGAAACTTTCCTTGAGACTGCTCAAAACCGTGGCAGTGTTGTTGGTCATGCGCGTCAATTAGGTTATACCCCAAGATCAAGAATAGGATCTACTGGAAAGATAGACATTGTTGTTAATTCTCCGATAAGCCTTTCAATGACGCTTCCAAAGTATGCAAGGTTTAAGAGCGTAATTGATGGGGTTAGTTACTTCTTTGTCACGACAAAATCATATATAACAACAAATGCACAATTTACCGATGTAGAAATAAAACAAGGCGTCGTTAAGAATGTAGAATACATCTATGACCTGGACACTTCTGAACAGTTTATTATCCCTGACTTAAATGTCGATACTACCCTACTAGAAGTGAACGTTAGAGAGTCTTTGGGTTCGAGTAATTTATTTACATTTGTTCCTGTTAAGAATATTGTGGGTATAACTGGAGATTCAAGGGCGTATTTTCTTAATGAAACCTTTGAAGGGAATTATGAAATAACCTTTGGAGATGGTGTAATCGGACGATCATTGGTTAATGGTGACGTCATTGAAATTTCATATCTCGTGACCGATGGTCCAGAAGCAAATAATGCTAAGGGATTTACTAAAGTAGATTCTATTGCAGGAAATGATAACTTATCAATTACGACTCTAACAACTTCTACTGGCGGGTTATTGAGAGAAACTATTAACACTGTTAAGTTGCGAGCTCCTTTGACTTTTGCTGCTCAGAACCGAGCAGTTACTCCTGACGATTATAAATCTATCATTCTTGATAATTTCAGCAATGTAAAATCTATTGTCGTATGGGGTGGTGAAGACAATGATCCCCCTCAGTATGGTAAGGCATTTATTTCGATAAAACCTGCAGTTGGTGAAATTCTATCGACCGCAGAAAAAGATACTATCATAAATTCTATCATTAAACCAAAGGCAGTCGTATCGATCACACCCGAATTCGTAGATCCGATATATACCTATGTCGATCTTGAAGTCTTTTACAAATACGATCCTGTAGAAACTACCCTTTCGGTTGCTCAATTGACAACCAAAGTAAAAACTGCTATTCAGAATTATAACGACTCTAATCTTGAAATGTTTGATGGTGTCTTAAGATATTCAACCCTATTGGGTGTTGTCGATAACTCGGACAATTCAATACTAAACTCTGTTGTCAGAGTTTACATGAAAAAACGATTTATTCCTATACTTAATCAGGCTAGGTTATATGAATTGAAATTTTCAAGCCCCATATATATCACATCTTCAAATGAGCCAGTGATATATCGTTCAAGTATATTTACATATGGCGAGGAGCAATGCACCTTGCAAGATTATATAAATTCTCAAGGCGAAAGAGTTATAAGAGTTATCCGCGGTCGAGGAGTCAATCAAATTACTGTTGCTGATGAAGTTGGTTATGTCGATGCTCCTGCAGGTAAGATCGTATTAACTAATTTTAATGTGTCTTCTTTTATTGGAACATATATTGAATTGACCCTCATACCAGATTCTAACGATGTTTCTCCTTTAAGAAATAATTTGGTTAGCATAGACTATCAAAATATTTCAGTCACAGGAACAAGCGATAATGTGGTAGCAGGTTCTGCCGCAGGTGGTTCTAATTATACGTTGGTGTCTAGACATGCATAAAAAGAATGTCCCCAATGTCGCATCCTTTGTAACTTCTATTCTACCCGACCATGTTGTTCAGTCATACCCCGAACTCGTAGAATTTGCACGTGTATTTTTTGATTACCTTGAGACCGAAAATAAGTCTTCATATTATCAAAACAACTTGTATCTTCAAAGAGATATACGCGAGCAAGAACCAGAGTTTTTAAATTATATACAGCGCGAACTTGGTATATTATCCAAGCAAGAATATGCTGCTAATCCACAAGTATTCTACGACAAGATAAGCGAAGTATGGAAGTCAAAAGGTTCAGAAGAATCAATTAAGACATTCTTTAGATTATTCCTAGATGATGAAGTAGAAAT